TTACAAGAACCGGTATAAGTGCTGCGTTTCCAACTTCCCAAGCGTCAGGATTGTTTTTGTTTACTAATGATGGCAAAACATCTTCTACTTCCCAATCTTGTACAACTTCATTAATTTCTTGTGCTACAAAGCCGGAACCTTTTTTACCCTGCATAGTCCCATCTCTTCTGTCCCAATCCCATGAAACAGGTTCTAATTCCATTAAGAAATCTAAACCACATGACAACTCTTCTATATTGTCTTTATCTCTTACATCCGAAAGACCTGAAATAACTTGTGTGTTACATCTTAGGGTAGTTACATTGTTATCACCTAAAACGACTTCGTTGTCTGCTTGTGCTTGAGAGTTGTGACCTAAGTTAGTAGTATTAGTAAACCCTACTACTGTTGAACCTGCAGCTTTACCCACGGCAGTATTAGTAGTACCTGTTGTTAGTTGTTGTAATGCATCAACCCCTAAAGCTACATTAAAGTCTCCACCCACTTGATTTTGTAAAGTATTTGCTCCTAATGCAACATTAAAGAAACCGAGATTTGCAGCTTGTGAAGTATTAGTTCCAATTCCAATATTGTTTTGTCCACTTGAATTTGTACCTGCTGAGGTTCCAATGAAGATATTATTTGCTAACTCGCTACCTCCTGCTGAACCGGCATTATTTGCAGCATCATATCCTATCACTACGTTGTTTTGCATTATCTGTCCATTGCCTCCTGCAAGTCTTGCTGCACTAAAGCCAACTAAAACATTTCCTACTGAAGTTACATCAGAATTAGTTGCTACGTTATAACCTATAGCAACTGTTTCAATTACATCTTCAGTAATACTTTGAAACACTCCACTTCCTAAGGTAACAGAATATTGTATAGATTGAGCAGAATTTAATTGACTTGAACCAACCAATACAGAATCGTCT